TTACCATATTTCGTCACCCGCAGGGGTGGATTTACCCCAGACATCCTGCTCGCTAAGTTCCGCGGCGTTCATGTCACACTGTGCCAGCAGTTCATCAAGCGAGTAGCGCCTGGAGATGGGTGTCAGAATCAGTTGGTTGTTGCTCACCTGCGCTTCCACGCTCTGCCCCGGCTGTAAGTTAAGTTCTTTCATTACGATATTGGGAATGACCATACCTGCACTGTTCCCCCATCTTTTTATGGTAATACGCATCTGCACCTCCTTAAGTTATACAAAGTATAACTCACGGTGCTACAGGAAACGTTTTACCCCTGCGCATTTGTGAACGCCAGCAGAGTTTTTTATGCGTTAACAGATATGGAAAGCGGCTCGGAGAGAAAAGCAAAGGGTGAGGGAATTACAAAACAGAATGCGAGTCGTCTCGCAAAAAACAACGCCACCCGAAGGTGACATGAAGGAGACCGAGCACACTGGCCTCCCTTCGATATATCAATTAGTTACATTAATACACATAGTCTTAACTAGGCTTATTTAGTCCTATTTTATGGGCAATATCTGGACAACTCAGCCACAGGATTAAAGCGCACAGCATCCTGCAGATAATCCGGTGCAAAATGGGCATAAGTCATCGTCTGCTGAATAGTGCTATGCCCAAGTATTCTCTGCAAAGTGATGATATTCCCGCCATTAATCATGAAGTGAGTGGCAAAGGTATGCCGTAAAACATGTATCGACTGCCCTTCAGGAAGATCGGGCCTCACCTTTCTGATAGCCGTTCTGACAGCGGCATAACTCGGATAAATTAAACGACCAGTAGCCTTAGTCTTAATCATGCACTCCAGTTCTGACGATATAGGTATAACGCGACGCTTCCCATTTTTTGTTTCCATAAAAATGACTTTGCCGCTAATAACATGCTCCCCCTTGATATTTGCAACTTCACTCCATCTTCCACCTGTTGCCAGACACAACAAGACGGCTTTTAATTCATCACCAGATAACAACTCCAGTAATCGTGGAATATCTTCATGATACAAATAAGCCATTTCAGGCTGTTTGATATTAAGTTTTTTCACATCATGAAACGGATTAACCCCAGAATATTCCTCTGCGTCAATTAGTTTTGTGAAGAAACCACTCATCATTGCGCAATAACGATTAACCGTGGATTGTTTTATTCCGCGGTTAAGCAACAATAACCGATAATTAATTATGTTCTTACGAGTAAGTTGGTCACTGCGTGTAACATTAATACTTTCAAGATCACTAATGACCGCAGAAATACGCACTCGCTCCATCGCACCGTAAGGATGGTTTTTCCCATGGTATAGCCACCAACAATCCAGCAACTCCCTCAGCGAGCGCCGTTCTGTTGGCTTATCAACCCAGTCTTTGTCGTGGTAATGCTGCAATACATGACGCTCATACAAAACAGCCTCACCACGAGTATCAAATCGCCGCCTGAATCTCTTTCCTTCTGATCCAGCAGGCCGCACGTCCACACAAAATTTGCCATTAGCGAGCTTCTTAATCGACATAAGGAAGCCCTCCAATGAAAACATCATCTTGATCACAGCTCTGGGAAATAAATGCCTGGTGAACCGTTAACCAGTTTTCTTGCCGGAGCGGGATGATTCCGCTTCGCCTTGCCCAATGTGTGCGAGAGCCGGTACAACCTGCCCGGCCTTGGGTTCAACTTCATCAAACAGAAACCAGTCGCGGTATTTAGAAAATCTCGGGTGCTTGAAAAGCTTGATAGTGATCTCGAGGCCAGGAAGGTTACGACCATACTCATAACTGGTCAGAGCAGAATAAGAAATTCCAATCATATCAGCGAATTCCCGCTGAGTGAGATCTTCAGATTTGCGCATGACGCGAATTTTTTGAGGAATGTCCATTTGACAAACTCCTACATATGTGTAGATTAACACCACATATGAACAGCAAACAAATGTTCTAAGTGGTTCCAACTAGTGCCAATTAGAAAGAGCACCAATGGCGGAGGATATCAGATGCAAGAAAGCACTCAAAACGCGCCTGAGTCACTTTGCGGAACACGATGCGATCGCCTGTCAGAAATGCCAGAAGGGGAGCATCAAAAAACAGAACGCAAAGCACGTGAACGTGAAGAAATTCGACTTTCAGAAAATCCCTCGCATCTCCTGTCAAAAGAAGGATTTGCGCTGTATATCGGCAAAACAGTTAGCGCCATTGTGAGCATGGCTAAAGCAGGGAAATTGCCAGCCGTGTATATGGCAGACCCTCTTAGGCCAGGAGGAAACGCTGAACTCTACATCAACAGAAAAGCGTGGGATGAAGCATGTGATCGCTTGATCGAAAACGCTCCGCAGGAATGGCATGACTGGGAAAACCGCCTGTTTTTATTTAAGCCGACACATAGCGAACGAAGCAGAACTAAAAAAGCGAGGGCCGCATGATTGCTTTATTGTTAACACATTATTTTCGTCGCCGTTATTTCAAACACGGGCAGTTAGTGGGCTATATCACACTGCCTGAATGAGTTAAAAGAGGTAACAGTAGAATGAATCACAAAAATAAAGCGCTACTGGAACGACTGGAAACCCTGAAAAACGAAAAACCACACCAGAAGCTTTTGCTGGTTTTTCCGGGCAAACCACAGGTTGAAATCAGCATTGACTACCACGAATTACACAGAACGTTCGCTGACCTGATGGCATTTAAATCAAAGCTTCAGAATGGCGAAGATTTGAAAGATGCCACCCTGCATCCCGACGATGAATACGGCCATTTTTGTCGGGATAACGCAAAGGGAACGTTCGGATTGGTTTTAGAACCAGTATGCGGCGTCATGCTCAGGTTTCCTGCCGAAGAAGCATTTGAACTTTATCGACAGATTATGGATGACGAATCAATGCTCATTAAAGAAACAGCAGACTGTACATGCGCTAACACTAAACCGTACATTTATGCTGGCTCATACACTGATGAAGAACTGATAAATTTTTTGGAAACCGTTGTAGCAGAATTGAAATGCCGCAACAGGTTACCACTAAGACAACAACAATTACGGCATGAGTTAGAGGCCTACCAGGCTGAAATAGATAGAAACAATGAGTTTCTTAATTCAGTCGTGTATCGGCAGGATAAAAATCCCAAGCAGAATCCTTAAAGTGCAACAGACTTTCATCTTCATAACTTAAATCAGGCATTGGAGATGAGAGCTCGTGCTTATAAAGAATCTGGATACGCTCGGATACATGCTCTGGTATTACATATGCATTAATATCATTCCAGAGAACAATAAGTATGTCATGGAGACACATATTTTTGGCATCAGACAATGAAACACCCTTTTGGGTGAAAAGATAATGATAAAGCACATTTTTTCCGAAGAGGACTACACACTTGGAATCAATATTTCTTCGATACTCGACAAGTAGCAAATCCAATTTAAGGAGAATTAATGCTCGAGTAGCAACAAATGCTGAGTTGGCTGTTTCTTTATCCAGCACATCACGATAGGATTCAGCAACTCGCTCGCAGTGTTTTTCAAAAATTCGCAGACACACAAAAGCATCTAATTCCATAACAACTCCTTTGTGGTTGGTTAAACACGCGCCCTTTACAGCCCCTTCAAGACTGCGGGCGGTGGAAAAATACCACAAAACCATGCGCCGGGCATGGCTAAAACCCGGCACAAATTCGCAACAGCAGCAGGATATTTTTGTATGAAGCAACAACGAAATTCTTCACAGCAACGCTTCCGCAACGGGGCGGAACGCCACGCTAACCGTTTCGCCACCAGTGCATCACGCAGCAGCTCTCGCTACAGCCTGAGCGAAACACACGCCACACCTGATGGCCATCCCGTAAAACAAATTGGTGAACACACCTGGCTGATTGAGAAGGCTGGAATCGTGGTCCACAAATGCCCGCGCAATCCGTTCACCGGAAACCGCATTTTTGAACTGATCAGCGGCGACAATCACCTCGGGCAGGATTTCACATTGTACGAAGCACTACGCACGGTTGATCGTCTGCTTCGCGGGCAAAATTTTATTAAACAGACTGATTTATAACAGGTGCTTTATGACTAAAGACCATACTCAAGGTGTATTTATCCGCTTTATTGATTCTCGCGGTGAACTGTTATTGCGTGCATCAGCTATTAATGGTGTAGCCCAGACAAAAGACGCAACCACTCATATTTATTTGGACAGCACCGCACAACTGATCGTGGAGCTTCCGTACCAGACTGTACGTGAAGTCATTAGCGAAGCTGAAAAGGCACGTCAGATTAATAGCGATGAACCATACATCGAAATTATCTGCATGGATTCAAAAACAGAAATCCAGAAGACAGATTAAAGGGCGTTGTGATGGATAAAGAATATAAAACTCTCGTCAATAAAGCACTTGAGCGTTTTCATTTTCGCTTAAGCGCATCAGGCACTCATGCTGAGCTCGCAGCCCGAGAGTCATTGACCAGGGCCATCAAGAGTATATACGACACGGCTTTTTACATTGACGATCCGGACGCACTCGACGAGCTTTCCATACTCGTCTGCGCCGCAGAAAACGGGCATCACATTGAACCGTATAACCTGGGGAGTATCGCGTGAGCATATTTATTTCATGGCTTGTTCTGATTATTTCGGTGGCCTGCGCCATTGGGATTATGCGAATTATTCATTCAGTAAAAAAGATTGAACGCTTTTTCACTGGTGAATAACAGCACAAATAAAACACCAGATTAAATAAGAAAACGTGAAAACCATCCGTATTAACGGAGGTATTCGCACACGCAAATAACGGAGATACAAAAATGCACGCAAAAGAAGAAGGTATCATCAGAGCACTGAAAGAAATTTCAAAGACAGAAAACGAAGTAGCGAAAAAAGCCATAGCAAATAATCATATGGACGTCGCAACCCACACACTGATAGTCGCAAGAGTTACGGCAGAAGCAGCCGAAATTATCGCAAAACAGGATGCTGAACTGGCGGTTCTCAGAACACAACCAATCACCGGGCTGGATTTGTCTAACACCGGACGCCTTATTTACACAATTGGCTCGGAGCTACAGCGATACACCATTATCGCCGGATTACAGGATAAATACCTGATCACTCCTCACCCCATAAGGGAATCAGAAATTCTGACAAATCTCCGCCTGATAGAGCGCTCTCAAGTCGCATTCATTGATGACGCACAGCGCACCGCATTTAACGCATAGGGTTACTGGACAAAAAAAGGGGGGGGGCAATGGCAATTAAGCGTTTTTCCGTCATTCGTTTCGCATCCAGAGGGCGTGAATACGAAGTTGACGAACGGCTGATTAAAACGCTCGACCGTCACCGTTCGCAACCTGACGCGCATCACATTTATCTCACTGACGACACTTACTTCTGCGCCACCAACGTGGTGCAGGTGAACCTTATCCGACACGTACAGGAGTCACGCAGATGAACAGAAGGAGAATTACACGCAGACATCGCCGTACACGCCTGAGCTCCCCGCCAACACTAAAGGGACTCATTCAAAGCGAGATCGGTGATTTCTTCGCTGGATTTGGATCACCTGGCGAACCAGAAACACCTGAAGCGATGCAGCGCGAACTCATGATGCGCATCGATAACGTTTTTGACTTTTTCCTGAATAACAAAAGAGAGCAACCGACATGAACGAAAAGACCTGGTTTCGCGCATACATGTGGGCGCTGGTATGCGTCCTCGTCTCTATCATTCTGTATGCAGGACTACTCCCCCGAATGATCTCATCAGACAGCTCCTTCCTGGTATTGCTGGGCATTTTTGTTGCCTTGCTGTACCCGGCGGGCGTTGTCCGCTTTTTCAGTAACTACATCAAAGCAATTATGGAAACCAAACAATGAAAAAACTATTACCACTCATCCCTCTCCTGATGACCACACTTCTGGTTGGCTGTGACCGCGTGGAGCCGGGCAATGTAGGCATCAAAGTCAACAAACTGGGCGACGATAAAGGCGTCGGTGAAGTGGTTGGCGTTGGTCGCTACTGGACAGGCTGGAATACCGAGGTTTACATCTTCCCGACCTTCAAACAAATGAAGACCTACGATGAGCCGTTCAGCTTTCAGATGAGTGACGGCACAACCATCGGCTATCACATCGGTGTAGCCTACAAGGTTGATCCATCCAAAGTTACTACAGTGTTTCAGACCTACCGCAAAGGCGTGGACGACATTACCGACACTGACCTGCGCCAGAAGATCGCCGATGCACTCAACCGACTGGCCAGCAAAATGACCACCGATAAGTTTATCGACGGTGGTAAGTCTGAACTGCTGGATTCAGCACTTAAAGACATTCAGGCAGAAATGACACCTATCGGCATTCAGGTAATGAGCCTCTCTTATGTCGGTAAACCGGAATACCCGCCAACCGTGATCGACAGCATTAATGCCAAAGTCACAGCGAACCAGAAAACCCTGCAACGCGAACAGGAAGTCAAGCAACGCGAAGCAGAAGCCAACATGCTGCGCGCAGAAGCTGCCGGACAGGCTGATGCCATTCGCACAAAAGCCCAGGCTGAAGCCGACGCCATTCGTTTACGCGGTGAAGCTCTGCGCCAGAATCCCGGCGTTATGGAGCTGGAAGCAATCAACAAATGGAACGGCACGCTGCCGCAATACATGACCAGCAATACCGCTGTTCCGTTTGTTCCGGTGAAGTAATTAAACCCGGCCAGCGAAAATCGCTGGCCGGAGCAGTATCAGGATTTTTTTTAGTATGCCGTTCTCACAAAAAAACCGCTTGCCATGCCGCAATCAGTCAGGTTACATTTCCGCTGCACCTCATAAAACGGGTGCCGGGATTTCCACCCCGCTGACAACCAAAGCGCACAACCGCGCCAGCGGTTTTTTTGTGCGTACCGTATCGCCACGTCTTTTTCGCACACGAATTATGGTGGGGCGTATGGGGCCGACTTCGGTCGGGCCGGGTTCTTTGGTTGCCGGTTGTGGAAACCCTGTACGTCTCACCACCCCGAGTTTTCCACCTCTGGATGGTGAGTTTTCAAAACTTACAACCAAAGAGGCCACACCATGGCAAACCGCAAACAGCACCGCGCTATCGCGGAGCGTCGTCACATCCAGACTGAAATCGACCGCAGACTCACCCGCGCTGCACACATCGCCTTTATCATGCAATCCAACACATTGCACAGACTCAACAGCACTATTTCAGCCGACTACTGCGCCGCTGTATTCAGCTATCTGGCGGAAGACCTCCTGTCTCTTCAGGACCTTATCCAGCAGCAAAACAAACTCCATTAATTCCTGTTCCGGGCCTTTCCTGCACCTTGCGGCGGGAGGCCTTCGCACATCTGTAACAAGAGGATTGCCGCAATGATTCTCGCCAACGACTTTCTTGAATACCTGCTCAATACAGAGCGTGATCTTGCCGTTCGCGTGCGTGACCGTTATGACATGTACCTGAAATCCCTGCCTGTACCGCAGCTCGCTGACGGAAAGATTGTTATTGATGGTCGCTACATGATCGACAGCCATGAGGGAAATTACAGGCTTTACCGCATTGAAGGTGGCACCCCGTCCGTTATTGGCATTTACCAGCGCCCATCCTCTGCAATCGTCGATGTGATTGCCGACAGCATCCGCATCACACATCGCCATGCCGACACAGAAGACACCGTGCTGGAAATTCAGCGTCTGGCTGCCGTTTGCCGTGACACCCTGAACGGTATGACGAAGTAAATCAGTATGACGACAGAGTACATCAGGGACTGGCAACAACCACGCCACGCAGTAGGGCGTGAAGGTACGGGGATCCCCGCACCTGAATCCGCGCTTTCCTCCTGGCTGGATGCCTACCGGGTAGAGAACGAGCGCCGCCAGGAAATGGCTGATGCGGCGTTCTCCGCCACGCCGCTGGGCAACCTGATTAATAAAAGCCTGGACGCACAGGAAAAACAGGACAAAACCATCACACTGGCAGGAGACGCCAGAAAACAGGCACGCGGCGCGCTGGATGAAGCCATGGCCTCGCTGCGCCTGCTGCCGTCCTATCTGCGCGATCCGCTTATTCGCCACCTCTCCTTCCTGCGCAAAAAACAGGAAGCCGATCGCCGGAAAGGCAAAAAGAGCTGGCAGGCGGAACGCTATGCACGCGGAACCCTGCGCAAAATATTCGAACGTCTGGATCGCACTGACGGACGCTGGCTGACACCGGGTTATCGCTCCCTTGCCGGACGCGAACGCCTGGACGATTTGCTGTACCTGCCGCAGCTCAACAAACACCAGATACAGACACTGGCCACCATGACGGCGGCAATGTTCAGCAGCACCTTCGAGACACTCTGCGATGGCTTTGGCGCGACCGATGGTGAGCTGACCATGGAAGTGGCGCTGAAGACGTATCAGATGCTGGCCCGAATGGCGTTACACCTGCACGCCATTCCGCCACATTATGACGCACTGACAACAGATAAAGACCGGAGGAACGAACCGGACACGGAGCTGCTGCCGGGCGCAATCCTTCGCCTGACCTGTGCGGAATGGTGGAAACGCAAACTGTGGCTGTTACGTTGCGAGTGGAGAGAAGAACAACTCCGCGCCGCCTGTCTGGTTTCCAGAAAAACATCACCCTATCTGAGCCAGGACGCGTTAAGCGAGTTTCGCGCACAGCGCGAGAAAACACGCGATTTTCTGAAAAGTTTCATGCTGGAAAACGAAGACGGGTTCACGATTGATCTCGAGACAGTGTATTACGCGGGAGTAAGTAACCCGGTTCACCGTAAGGCAGAAATGATGGCCACCATGAAGGGGCTGGAACTTCTGGCCGAAGCCCGTGGCGACAAAGCGGTGTTTCTGACTGTCACTACCCCTTCGAAGTACCACGCAACAACGGAGAACGGTCATCCGAACCCCAAATGGAACGGGGCCACCATGCGCGATTCCAGCGATTACCTGGTTAACACGTTTTTTAAGGCGGTCCGCAAAAAACTGAACCGCGACGGCCTGCGCTGGTATGGCATTCGCACGGTGGAGCCTCACCATGACGGCACCGTGCACTGGCACATGATGGTCTTTGCACATCCTGAAGAAATCGACAGCATCGTGGACATCACCCGTGATATTGCCATTCGCGAAGACCGCCACGAGCTGGGCGATGACATAACTCCGCGTTTTAAGGCAGAGTACGTCGACGGTTCGAAAGGTACGCCGACCAGCTACATCGCCACCTACATCGGAAAGAACCTGGACAGCCGCGCCGTGGATGGCATTGACCCGAAAACAGGCAAACCGCGCATCGACGACGAATCAGGAAAGACGATGGCAGAAAGCGTGGAACGCGCCATCGGCTGGGCGCGCCTTCACCGGGTCCGCCAGTTCCAGTTCTTTGGCATCCCCTCCCGTCAGGTGTGGCGTGAACTGCGCCGCCTTGCCTGTCAGATGGCACGTAACCCACAGGGACCGCAACGTCTGGAAAATGACGCAATGGATGCGGTTCTTGCTGCCGCTGATGCCGGATGTTTTGCCACCTACATAGAGAAACAGGGCGGCGTGCTTGTTCCACGCAAAGACTACCTGATTCGCACCGCCTACGACCTCGCAGATGAGCTGAACGATTACGGCGAACAGAGCGTACAGATTTACGGGATCTGGTCACCACTCATCGGGGAATCCTCCCGTGTGTGCACGCATCCGGATAACTGGAAGCTGGTAAGACGCAAACCGGAAGCGGAAGACAGCGCCCGCGAAAATGGTTTTGACCTTCAGGGCGGCCCTGCCGCCCCTTGGACTCGTGGCAATAACTGTCCCCGTGTACAGGAAACGGACAACAACGGGACAGAACAGCCGGAAGAACGGCCAGCACCGTGGCCGCAGCTTCCTGACGGCGTTGATGTGGATGAATGGATGCGCTCACTGAAACGGCACGAACGCCGGGCGCTGATGCGTTCGCTTCGTGACAAACAGGCAAAAAACATCAGTGATGAAATGCAGAACTGGACACAGAGCCGCAAACAGCCACAGCCTTTGCCTGATAACCACGAGTTACTCGCTAAAGAATGGCGGGAGTCTGCTGAATCTCTCGGCCTGCATATCGGTGAACAGCAGATGCAGCACCTGTTACGGGGCGGCAGTCTGTACGTTGACGGCAGCATCATTGCACCGCAGGGATTTGAAATTGTACGCAAACCGGATACCCGCCCGGACAGCCGAATCACGCAGCTCTGGCAACGCCTGAGCCGTAACCACGGCGTAAGCAGCACGGAGATCCGCCATAACCCGGTCGCCAGCTATCTGGAACAACTAGGGGCATCAGACCCCGAAGCCGCCGCACGCCTGGCATCCACACTTCAGCAGGACCAGAACACCATGAAAACCCCCGTTACCGTGCTTTCTGACATGCTGCGCGCCATCCGCGACGCAGAGCACGCACAGAGAATCAGTGAAACCACTGAACGCGCCCACCGCAAAGCAGACCTGCTGCGGGGTAGCCTGACCAGTGGAAACAAAAAACAGACAGAAACGGGATTCACAAATCCCGTAAATGAGCAAAAAACGTGCCATAAAACATGAAGTGCGCGCAAAACAGGCAAAAACGGGATTTCAGAATCCCGTAAACGATTAATTAATCAACATAAGGAAAAGCGACATGAAAATTTGTATCGACGACGGCTCCACCAACATAAAGCTGGCATGGACTGAGAACGGCAAACGCCGCAACGCCATCAGCCCGAACAGCTTCAAGTCGGAATGGTCTGCGCCGTTCGGTGGCACGCAGCCCGCGAACTACATGCTTGATGGCGTGCGCTATGGTTTTGATCCGGTCAGCGATCGCTTTGTCCAGACGACCGACACGCAATACCAGTACAGCGATGTGAATGTCATTGCCATTCATCATGCGCTGGTCAAATCAGGCATCACGCCACAGGAGGTGGATGTGGTTGTCACCCTGCCACTGAGCGAGTATTTCGACACAAACGCACAGCCGGACATGGCCAACATCAACCGCAAAAAAGCGAACGTTATGCGCCCGGTGGAGTACCAGAACGGCGAGGCATTCACTATCCGTAACGTGCGGGTTATGCCTGAATCCATTCCGGCTGGCTTTAAAGCACTGGCTGACATGAGTCCGTTTGAATCCCTGCTGATTGTGGATTTGGGCGGAACCACGCTGGATGTGGCAAAGGTTCAGGGGCAACTGGCAGGTATCAGCCAGGTGTTTTGCGATCCACACGTAGGCGTTTCTCTGATGGCTGATGCCGTGCTGTCGGTGATGGCCACTAACGGTATGCGTACCAGTCACCACATCGCCAATACCATTATTGAGCACCGTCACGATGAAGCCTGGCTACGCCAGCACATTCACAATGACGCGCATTACAACAGCCTGATGGCGGTTATTCGTGAAAAGGAGGAGACACTGAAACAACGCGTGATCCGCGCGCTGGCGGGTTTTTCGGGTTACGGGCGGGTGATGGTTGTAGGTGGAGGAGCGGAGATTGTGGCACCCGCTATCCGCGAAGCCTGCGGAGTTAATGCGACTTTCATCGCGGACGGGGTGCCACAGTTTGCTCTGGTTAATGGGCTGTACGCAATGGATAAGGAGTAAATCAATGACGACACCAACCAGACGAATAAGTTTCTATCTGAAGCCCGCCGTCGTCAAGAGCGAACGGGAGGCGTGCAGTTACCTCGACAGCCTGCCAGCCTCCGAACGCAGCCGCGCACAACGCGCGGCTTTTCTGGCTGGACTGGCTCTTATAAAACGCGCCCCCGCGTTGGCGTATTCGCTGGCAGAATGGTCAGAAGACGAAATACGAATGCCACCGCCACCAGTACAGCCTGAAAAACCGGCGCAACCAGCAGCAGACAGCGCCCCCCATATGCAGCAGGTGAAAAAGAATATTCAGGCGTTTTTCCCGAAGTGAAAACAGGAGTAACTATGTCCACCATTACCAAAGAATGGTTACAACGTAAAATCACAGAGTTTAAATCGTGGCGCGAAGACATCCCGTTCGGTCTTGATGAAGACGATCACAATATGTTAATCGCACTGGAAATTGCACTTGCATCACTGGAAGCAGAGCCAGTGGCATGGATGCACGCAAATAATCCTATTGGAATACCGGCGATAACAAGAAGTAAA